CCCGTATGGTTCTCGACTTTCTCTCGCTCGACCGGTACCTTGAACGCAAGCTAGGAGGCCGGAATGGCCATCGAAAGGCGTAAGCCACGCGATCGCGCAGCCAACTACGGAAAGCTGCCCGACACGCAAGAGCGCGTGGAGTACCTGCGCGACGCGCTGCGGCAGGCCGAGGGCATGGTCACGAAGGCTGAAGAGGCACGGTCGTGGCAGGCCGCAGTCAGCGCGAAGCGGCTCGCACTGCAGACGCGCGACGAGCTCGACCTCGCGCTCGCGAAGGCGTCCGCACCCGACGACACGATGAGCGACGAGCAGCTCCTCGCCATCATGGTCCAGGCAATCGCCTCGCTTCCGACTCAGCACCTCGAGCGCCTCGAGGACGCGATCGGTATCCGACGTGGAGCTCCTCCCGTGCGACTGGTTGAGACTGCTTGAAAAAAAGTGCGCTAATCTCCTTGCCACCAGAATAGCGGTGCGCTAATCTATTCATGTCGGGGGGCGATGAAGCCCACGACGATGAAGGAGACAAACACCATGACGAACACCACCTACACCATCTGCTTCTACCGCAACGGTGAGCTTGTTCAGGAGATCGACCGAGCCGACCGTATGTCTGCGGAGCTGGTCGCGATGGACGGCTTCAAGGCTGGATGCGAGGTCAGCATCTACACCAGCAACGGCAAGACGCTCAAGGGCTGGAACAAGAGGATGGCGTGAGCCGCGGGGGCTCCCGCCCCGGCGCCGGCCGCCCTCGGAAGTTCTCCGAGGGGACCGCAGTGCCGCGCACGATCCGGCTTCCCGAGATCGTGTGGGTGGCGTTGCAGGAGCGCGCTGACGACGAGGGCGTGTCGCTGGCGCAGCTGGTAGCCTCGCTCGTGAGGCCGGCTTGACCAGCGCCCCCCTGGAGTGTTCGGCCTGTCCAGGCTGGAGAGAGAAGGAGCGCGACCTGTTCAACATGCGCGGCACGTTCCGGATCATGGAGCGCGAGCAGATCGCCGAGTGGCTTAAGGACGAGAGCGAGCGGCTAGACGAGCCGGCGCTCTACGCCGCGGCAGAGCGCATCCTCGCGTTCGCGCACAAGGTGAAGCGGTGAACCTCGCCTCTCTCGCCACGGCGACGAACACACTAGCGCGCCGGGCACACGCGGACCCGCTGGCCTACTTCCGTCCGACGCCACCGCAGCTCGCCTTCCTCTCAAGCAACCATCCGATCCGCTTGCTCCGCGCCGGGAACCAGCTGGGCAAGACGTGGGCGGGGCTTGCCGACTGCATCTATCGGTGCCTCGGGTCGCACCCGTACACGCTCGTGAAGGCAGCGCCCATCGAGGCGTGGGTCGTTGTCGTGTCGTGGGAGCAGAGCCTGTCGGTACAGGCGAAGCTCTGGCAGCTGCTCCCCAAGGACAGTATCGATCCAGACTGCGAATACACCCCGGGGAGGGGCTTCCGTGGGCGCACACCCGTGGTTCGCTTCCGGAACGGATCGGTCCTTCGTATCCGCACGGTGAATCAGGGGGCGCTGGCGCTGGCGGGATCAACCATCGACTACGTCCTAATCGACGAGCCCCCGCCCGAAGAGATCTGGTCCGAGCTCGCGGCACGCGTGCTGCGCCAGCGAGGGCGCATCGCGATCACGCTTACGCCCATCGGGCTCTCCCTCGGGTGGCTGAAGAAGCTGGTCGAGGAGCAGGTGGTTCAGGATCTGCACTTCCCGCTCACGGTCGAGAACACCACGCCTATCGGCGGGCGTCCTCTGCTCACGCGCGAGGACATCGACAAGCTCGAGGGGCAGGTGCTCCCTCAAGAACGCGCCCAGCGCATCCACGGCGAGTGGGACAGCGGGTGGGTCGAGGGTCGCGTGTTCAAGATGTTTGACCCGACGACGCACGTCCGCGCCGATGTTCCGGCTGGCGAGGCGCTGATCGGCGTGGGCATTGATCACGGCACGGAGGCCGGAGCACAAGTCGCCGTCCTGACGGCGCTGGTCCGCGACGGCGGCGAGGGGCACCCGAAGATCTGGGTGCTGGACCAGATCGTTTCGGACGGCATGACTACGCCGGACCAGGACGCCGCCGCGCTCCTCGCGATGCTCAAACGATGCGGGCTGCGCTGGGAGAACGTTGATCGGTGGGTAGGCGACCGCAAAGTGTACGGCAAGAGGAACGGCTCGCTCAAGTCGAACGCGATGCTCATGTCCTCGCTCGAGCGCGCGCTGAAGCTCCCCACGGGTAGCCTACCCTTCCGCATCCACACGGCGTATAAGCCTCGCGGCTCGGTGTTCGAGGGTTACCGGGTGCTGTCCGCGGCGATGCTCCGCAACGACTTCAGCATCAACCCGCGGTGCCGCGGCCTCATTGACGACCTACAGAAGTTCGACGGGCGAGAGGCCAGCGAGCATAAGCACAGCATAGACAGCCTCAGGTACTGCCTCGAGCTTTACACCCGGCGACTTTATCAGCCAACTGCGATAAGACTAGGCTAGTGGGGGGTCCATGTACGCGTACACGAAGATGCCGCAGCCGCCGGCGCCGAGCAACCCCGACGAGGCCGCGCGCTGGGAACACACCCGGCATCGTCGCGCGCTGATGGAGGGACGCTGGCAGCGGCTCCTCGAGGACCGTCTCCAGATGCAGCTCGGCAGCACGCGCCGTCAGGCGTGGGGGGTGAGTGACATAAGCAGCAACCCGTTTAAAGTCGTGGCTACTGAGTTAGCCACCCTATATGACGCCCCCCCGGACGTTTCCCACAACACGGCGGGTGGAGCGGTCGACGCGCTGTGCGGGTCTAACGGGCTCATCGCGCGTGCCGGCCTCTGGCCGCAGATGGCACGGTTTCAGAGCATGGTCATCGCGCTTCGCGAGATGTGGATGCGGATCGATGTCGAGGACGATCGCCTGACCTACCGGCCGGTATCGCCCGACATGACGATCGCCGAGTCCGACCCGAGCCGGCCTACCGTCCCCCTGGCTTACGCCGAGATCCGTCTCCGGCACTTCCGCGGCGAAGCGGTGTGGCTGTGGGACGTGCTGGACATCCGCGACCCGTCGAACCCTTCCTACACGGTGCGTGTGGCGAAGGATGGAGGAATGGGCGAGGACGTGACCCTCGAGGTGCTCGGAGCCACCTACTCGGGCGAGGCGTACCCGTACCGTCGTGCGGACGGCACCCCGATCCTTCCGGTCGTGCTCTACCACGCGAGCCTTTACGGCGACCGGCTCTTCGACGCGTTCAACGGGATCGAGCTCTATGAAGGCTCGCTCAACCTCGCGGTTTACTACTCGTTCCTCGCGCACACGCTTCGCGATGCATCGTTCCCGCAGCGGTGGGCGATTGGCGTGCGAGTGGCTGGCTCTGACATGGTGGACGGCGGCACACGCGGGCAGCGCGTCGAGGTCGTGACCGACCCGACGACGATCCTGATGCTGGACGCTGCGATGGAACAGCAGCCACAGGTCGGACAGTTCAACGCGTCGGCCGACGTGGAGAAGCTCGAAGGGACGATCGCCGCCATCGCTCATCGCCTCGCCACCGACGCGGGCCTCTCGCCGAGCGAGATCCAGCGCACCAGCGGGAGCGCCAAGAGCGGCTACGCCATCAGTCTGTCCTCTGAGGGTAAGCGGACGGCACAGAGGAAGTACATCCTCCAGCAGCGCGATGCGGACGAGCGGCTCGTCGCGATCTCCGCGTCGCTGTTCAACCGGGCGACTGGATCGCAGTTCCCCGAGGGCGGCTACTCGGTCATGTACCGAGAGATCCCGCTCTCGCCCGAGGAGATGCAGAGCCGGCGCACCCACGCGCTCGAGATGATGGCGGCTGGCCTGATGGACAAGGTCGAGGCGCTCCGTCTCTTCGGCAGCATGACCCACGAGGACGCCGTCGCGCGCCTCGAGCAGATCACGCTCGCGAAGGCCGCGGAGGCGCGCATGATGGAGAGCGCGCCGCCGGCCGTTGAAGAAGGAGAAACAGGAGGACGGCCGGCGACGGCCGCACCCGATGTATCCCCTGCACACGCCGAGGCGATGGACGAAGTGGCCGAGGAACTAGACGCGGCCGAGGAGGCCCTCGCCGCTCTCGATCTGGACGAGGCGAACGCTGCCGTCGTGGCGGCAGTCATCGAGAGCCTCCGCGAGGCCCGCGGCTACCTCGGGCTCGGCCCGAAGGTCGAGGCTCAGGTCGAGATCCACGACGACATGGAAGAAGACGAGGCACCACCCGAGGACGAGGCAGCACCCGAGGGTGTGGCGGCTCCAGAGGAGAGCGTGTCCGCCGCCGCTACGTCGGCTGGCGTCCCGGCTTCTGCGGTCGCGCTCAATGGAGCGCAGGTACAGGCCGCACAAGGCATCATCGCGAGCGTTGCGAAGGGCGAACTCCCGCGCGAGACGGGAGTGCAGATGCTGGTGCAGTTCTTCAACATGGCGCCCGACGCAGCCGACGCGCTTATGGGTGAGGTCGGACGGTCCTTCACCATCACGGCACCCGAGGCGAACTGATGCCCTTCATCTCGGAACGTCAGCGCGACTATCTGAAGCGCGAGCACCCCGAGGTGTACCGGCGCTTCTTGCGCGACGAGCGCGCTATGGGCTTTGAGCTCCGCGCCCCCGTCGAGGTTGCAGCAGTCGCGAAGCGCGGGCTTGAGAACCGGCGCAAGTACGGACGAGGCGGGACGCTGGTCGGCGCGCGTCGCGCATCGCAGCTGGCGAGCCGCGACGTGGTGAGCATCGACACGATCAAGCGCATGGTCGCGTACTTCGAGCGTCACGAGGTGGACCTCGAGGCTCCGGCCGCTCGCCCAGGGCATCCGCAGTATCCGAGCGCAGGGCGCATCGCGTGGGATCTCTGGGGCGGCGCCCCCGGCCGTGCATGGGCGAAGCGTCAACTAGCAGTCTGGGAGCGCGTGCAAGCCGCACGCGAGGAGGAAGAATGACCGAGGAAGGAACGACCACCACGACCACGACCACGGCAGAGGCCAACGACAACGGAGCGGGCGCCCGCATCCGGCAGCTCATCGCTCGCGTGAAGGAGCTCGAGGGGCGCGTCAGCGAACTGACGCCGCTCGCCGAGAGCGCCGAGAAGTACCGGGCGCAGATCGAGGAGGTCAAGGCCGCGAGCAAGGCCGAGCGCGAGGCGCTCCGCACCGAGCGCGAGATCGCCGCGGCTGGCATCACCGATGCCGAGGGCATCGACTACGTGCAGCACGCCTACAGCCGGCTCCCCAGCGAGGGCCGTCCCCCGCTCGCGGAGTGGCTCGCCAACAAGGACACGCTCCCGAAGGCAGTGCGCGCCTACCTGCCCGAGGCCGCACCCGCTGCGCCCGCAGCCCCTGCGGCTCCCGTTACGACGGCGATGCCGAAGGTCAACGCCGGCACGGTCACGCAGACGCCGCCGGCAACCACGGCGTGGACGCCCGAGGCGATCATGCGTATGACGCCCGCAGAGTTCAAGGCGAACGCAGCAGCGATCAAGGCAGCGTTCTCGGCCCCTTGACATTCTGTCACGCGTAGGCATACCCTAGCCGTGGGGACACTCCCCACGCGCTCGGGGCAAGCTCCCGTAAAAAGCGACAGGCGCGGCAACCTCGAACCTCTTTAGGAGGCCACTATGGCCAACATCGATTTTGCCGCTCTCGACGGCTTCTCCCGCGCCGCTGCGGTGCTCTACCAGTCCATCGTGATGAAGCTCGCCGACACCGGCAGCCTTCGCAACGCGCCGTGCTTCCTCAACGTGGGCAGCGTGAACGGCACCGGCTCCGACTCCATCCAGGTGCCCGTCGTCGGCCTCAACGGCACCGACATTATGAGCGCGCCCGGCGACGGTGTGAGCGTCAGCAACACCTCGATCACGAACTCGGCCGCTACGGTCGTGGTCGCGCGTCAGGCCCTCCGCTACGACCTCACGGACCTCGCCCGCGTCACCAACTCGGTGCCCGGCGGCGTGGATCTCGACGGTCTGTCGAACGCGATGGTCGCGGCCTTCAACGGCCGCTTCAACCAGCTCGCGTGCCAGCTCTCCTCGGGCTTCACAACGCAGGTCGGCAGCACGGGCGTGGACCTCACCACGGACACGTTCTACTCCGCTATCTTCGCGCTCCAGCTCCAGAGCGTGATGGGCGAGTACGACGTGATCCTGCACCCGCAGCAGTTCAATGACCTGATGAGCAGCCTTCGGGCGGAAACGGGTCCGGCGCAGTACATCGCGGCGAACCAGGAGCAGACTTCCGCTCTGGGCACGAGCTACCGTGGAAAGCTGTTCGGCGTCAACGTCCACCTGTCCTCGTATGTGCCGTCTGTAGGCGGCGTGGACTACCGGGGGATGATGCTCGGCAACGGCGCCATCGCCTACGCCCTCGGCACCCCGGCACCCATCGCGGCGGCTGGCGGCGTCATCATCCCGGCCGGCGCCCCCGTGGCGGTCGAGTGGGAGCGTGACGCGGCCTCGGGTCTCACCAAGGTCGTCGGCAGCGCCTTCCTCGGCGTTGCGGAGCTCCAGGACCTTAAGGGCGTCGGCATCCTGTCCGACCTGTGATGGTCTGCTAGGCTCTGCCTAGCGCCGAGGCGTGTCCGTGCTTATGGTACGGGCACGCCTTCGTGCGTAAGGAGAAACAGATGGCAGCAAACTTCGGAACGGCAGACGGCGGCAACTTCGCGGCGCAGCCTGCATCCCGCCCACAGGGCATGGCAACGATGCTGAACATGCCGAGCAACGCAGCGTGGTGGTACACGCATCATCCGGCGCACTGGCAGTGCGTGGACGGCGAGTGGCTCCCCGACCTCGGGCAGATGGTCGCGATCCCCGGCCTCAACCGCGTGGACAAGAACGGCGACACGGCGCTCGCCGAGGTCCACCTCGGGAAGAAGGGCGTGACCGTCATCCCCTGGGAGGTTGAACCGGGTGGCTACTGCATCCAGTACGCAGGCGCGAACGGTCCCGTGTTCTTGAGCAAGTGGGAGAAGCCGAAGCTCGTGGCGGGTCAGACGCGCATGACGGTGGACACCGAGGGCTACCGTGTCTTCCTTCGGCGCCTCGTCGCTGACGGCGTGATCAAGATCCCCGACCCCGACTTCATCGGTGTGATCATCGAGCGCCAGGAGCGCGTGGTGAGCGAGCACCAGACCCGCGCGCCGACGCACCCCGGCAGCGCGCTCGCGCTCCCCGTCGAGCAGAAGCGCCTCGAGGACATGCGCGCCGCACGTGAGCGCATGTATACTCCCGTCAAGGGACCGAAGGCGAAGGTATGAGCGGGGAGCGTAAGGACATCGCAGCAGCGAAGGAGTCCATGACGCGCCGGCTCATCGAGGGCGGCATGCCGCCGCAGCGCGCCGAGCAGGTCGCGCGCCAGCAAGCGCAGAAGGCGGATCGTCGCGAACGCGATAAGTAACGGTAGGGGGACACGATGAGCATCAGCGAGACGCTCTACACGGCACGGTTTCGCTCTGGCGAGACGATCGAGCGTGGGCGTAACCAGGATCTCACCTGTCCAGTCTACCGTGCGGGTGCGCTCGTCGCGCCGATCTCGGGCACGCTCACGGTCTACCGTGCGGATGGGACGGTCGTGGTCAACGCCGCGGCCGTGACCATCACGGGCAGTGTTGCGACCTACGCGCTGCTCGGGACGGTGACCACGTCGCTCGCGCTCGAGGAGGGCTGGCTTCTGGAGTGGATGCTCCAGATGACGGCCACGATGCAGAACGTCTTTCGCAACGACGGCGCCCTCGTCCGTCGCACGCTCTACCCGGTCATCACCGACGCAGACCTGTTCCAGCGTCACAGCGACCTTCCGGCGCTGCTCGCGACCGGAGCCACCTCGTACCAAAGTTACCTCGACGAAGCTTGGGGTACCCTGACTAATAGGATCGTGGCTCAAGGCCGCAGACCCTATTTGATCATCCAGCCGAGCGCGCTGCGTGACGCGCACCTCGCGCTGACGCTCCAACTCGTATTCCTCGACTTCCAGACATCAGCCGGTGAGGGCGCTAGGTGGCAAGCCCTTTCCGAGCATTACGGCCGCGCCTACACCGAGGCGTGGGGCCAGCTCCGTTTCAACTACGACGAGAGCGACGAGAATAAGGTCAACCCGAACACGAAGAAGAGCGGCACCTCGACGGTGTGGCTCAATGGGCGCGGCGGCTATCCGACCTTCGGTGGCTGGTACTGATGGCGAGCAAGACGGTACGGCAACTGCGCGAGGACGTGACCGCTCGCATCCTCACGCTCACGGGATGGAAGGAGTCGCGCGTGGCTCCCGACAATTTTGGTCGGGATGCGGACTCCATCGCACATCGCGCTTTTGCGGTTCTGCCCACATCGACGGATGACCTGCGCGCCTACCGCGGGCGCCCGGCAGAGGGCCTCCTCGTGGAGACGACGCTCGAGGTGCGCTACTCCTGGCGCCTCGCGCCGAAGGGCATGAGCGACAGTTACGACGATGCCCTCGATGGAGAGCAGAGCGTGATCAACAAGCTGATGGCCTACGATACGACGTGGCCGCAGTCCTACAAAGTGCAGGTCATCAGCACCACGCGCGAAACGTCGGTACTCGGCGAATGGGTCGTAGGTGTGATAACGTTCCGCATCGTCCACACGCTTCCGCTTCAATAGGGGGTCCACATGGCTATCTCGAGTGTCGTGAAGAACTACCGGGACGGCACGCTGACTTTCAGCGATGCCACTACTCCCACGCCGCTGTCTATGACCGTGCAGTATGAGAGCGGGGACTTCTCGATCTCCGGTCTCGGTACGCTCCGCGAGACGACGACCTACCTCGACCGCGGGGAGTTCGGGAGCCTCCGAAACACTGCTCGGTCATTCCCGAGTGGATCCTTCTCGGCGCATTTCACGGACCTGACTGACGCTACCGGCGGCACGCTTTACGATGTCGCGACGATCAGTGGATACTTCGCCTCGATGGTGTCCACGCTCGGAAGCGCCAGCGATGTCAAGACCTACAAGCTCGTTTGGACCTGTGAGGGGTCCAACTTCGGGGACAGCGGGGATCACGTCCTTACCCTCAATGACGTTCACGTTACCGGCGTGGATGTGGCGGAGGGAGACCCCACCTCCTACACGATCAACTTCGTCGTGTACGGAACGATCACGGCCGTCTAACCCCGCACGGGATAGCATCCCATGCCCGACGCCCCCCGTGCTACATGGTGCGGGGGGCGTTTCACGTCGAAGGAGGAAGGATGGAAGTCACTCTCGGGAAGCACAAGGTCACGCTCAAGAAGCCGGCGTCGTTCATGTCGGCGCGCGAGGTCACCATCGCCGTGGGCGTTAGCGCCCTGCGCGGTCTAGGTGCGGCGCTCGGCGTGTGCTGGGCGAGCAAGCCGCTCAAGGCCACGCTAGCCGGATGCAAGTACGACGCGCTCGCTTACGGTGGCGCTGTCGTGGACGAGCTGGTCGCCCTGGGCGTGACCGAGGCCGAGATCTACACGGCCGGGAAGGAGGCCCTCGACCTCGTGATCGAGGCCATCCCGCGCGAGCCCGAGGTCGCGACCGTCGAGGGTTTTACCGATCCGGAGCCGGAGCCCTCGACGCCGTAGCCCTCGAGATCGGGCTCACGTTCTGCGGCGATCCTGACGCGTTCTATTCGTGGACACGCGACCAGCAAGAGCGCGTCCTCGCGTGGTGGCGCGTCAAGCACACGCCGCCGCCGAAGCCTCAACGCGGGAAGCCGCGCGAAGGTGATAGTATGTCCCCCGAGGCGCGAGCCTTCTGGGGGATCGGTGGCGGGTAAGAAGATCACGGTAGGTCGAGCGACTACTGCCATCGGGCCGGAACTCGACCGCGCAGTGGATCAACTCATCCGCGACCTCGCGGGTGACGTGGTCGAAGTCATCGAGGGTATCGCCGAAGGTCTTGCCGAGAACGCGCGCAAAAAGTGGTATGAAAACGTGAGGAAACGCACGGGCAAGTCTGGCGCTGGCAACGACTACCGCCTTGAGGTGCGTGGCGATTCCATCAGGGGCGTCATCTTCAACGATGCCAAGCAGGGAATGAAAGACCCAAAGACGCAGGGCATGATGCGCCGTACATGGATCGAGGGCAGCTACGCCTACTTTGTGCATCGCCCTGGTCCATTGTCGACGCAGCTTCAACGTCTGAACATGGAAGAATACAGGGAGGTCATGAAGTACTACCGAGCCACGGGACGCATACCCGAAGGCATGGTAGCCACTGCCATGACCGACAAGCTCGGAAGGAACCGGCCTGTCGGCGTGTCCAAGAATGTCCCGAATCCAGATCGGTTTGACGGGAAAAACCTATGGAAACTGCTCGTGCTAGACCCTAGCAAGCAGGCGATCAAGGTCAGCCTAAGCGACCTTGATAAGGCGATGACGGCAAGTGGGAAGCGATTCGCAAAGGGGGTCTAGATGGCTACCGCAGAACTTACCGTCAGCGCCAACCTCTCGGGGCTGCGTCAGCAGCTGGAGAGCATCCCCGGCCTGACGGCAGAGCAAGCGCGGCTCATGACGGCCGAGCTAAACAAGAGCATCCGCGCGAGCGAGCGTGCGGCGAAGGCTGCGGCCGATGCCAGCAAGCGGGCAATGGCTAGCGCCTCTGAGAGCGCGCGTGAGGCGGCTGCGGACGTTGGCAAGGTCGGAGATCGCTTCGGGACCGTAGGCTCCTCTGCGGGCAAACTAGCGGGCGCTCTGTCGATGCTGGGGCCGGCGCTCGGCGACAGTGCGCGGAACGTGGCCGACCTCGCGGACGTGGGCGAGGTGGGTGCGCTGGCGTTCGAGGGCTTCGGTGCGGTGCTACTCCCGCTGACGGCTACGCTCGCACTCTTCGCTGCCGGGCTGGCACCCATCGGCGAACTCATTGTCGAGGAACAGCGACGGGCAGAGGCGACTGCTGCGGCACTCAAGAAGTACGAGGCGGCGACCGCCGCTGCCGAGGCTGCGAACACGAAGTTCGCGACAAGCCTCTCTGGCGTGAACGATTACGTGCGGATCGCTACAGGTCTAGAGTCGCTCGCGGCGCAGAGCGCCCGAAAGCGTGGCGAGGCTCTCCGCGCAGAGGCCGACGCGCAGATGGAGGCCACGAGGGCGCAGATCGCAAGCGCCGACGAGTTCCTCGCTCTGCGAAAGGTCGAACAGGATGCGATCACCACGCGCATCCTTCTCGGAAAGGCGACCGAGGAAGAGGTCGCGAAGCTCGCAACGCTCGGTCCCGAGATCGAGGCTATCAACGCCGCCCAGGCTCGCCGTCGTGCGCGTCTGGAGGAGGTCAACGCATCGACCGAGGACAGTATCGAGTTCATGCGTCTCGAGGCCGAGGCCATCGATCAGGTCGCCCGCAACGACAAGCGCGAAGCCGAGGCGAAGGCCGCACGCGAGAAGGCGTCGCGGGCGCATGCTGCGGCGCTTGAGGTCGAGGCAGAGAAGCAGCGCGAACTAGACGCTATTCGCGCACGGGCACAGTCCGTCATCGACTCTGAACTGACGCAGGCAGGTCGCATCATCGAGCAGCAGCGTGAACTCCGCGCCCAGTTGGAGAAGAACCCTGCCGCGTTCGGAGCAGTGACGGCGGCAATCGCCGTGCTCGATCGCCAACTCGAGGCGCTGGATGATCAGGAGATCGACGCCTACCTGAAGCGTCAGGCCGATGCGGCGAAGGAACTTCAGACGGCGTTTGAGGCGCTGATCCCGCCCGAGGTTCCGACCCGTCAAGAGCAGTTCGCCACGCTGACCGATCAGGTCACCGAGGCGATGCGTAACGGGACGATCACCTTCGAGGACTACCAGAAGAAACTCAAGCAGATCCAAGAGGCACAGGAGGAGACTTTCAGCCTCGAGGCTCTCGCCGCTTTTTTCGACGGAGTGCGGTCCAAGACCTCGCAGATGTTCTCGGACTTGAGCGCAGTAAGCGAGTACTACACCGAGCAGTCGAACGAGAAGGTCAAGGAGGCCGTCGCGGCGCGCAAGTCGCTCGGTAAGGACGCCACCGAGGACGAGAGGAAGCAAGCCAAGCAGCGCGTCGAGGACGCGAAGGACGCGGCGCGCAAGGCGTTCGAGGTCAATAAGGCGCTTCAGATCGCGCAGATCGTCGTGAACACGGCAGCAGCGGCTACTCAGGCGGCGGCAGCGGTGCCTCCTCCATTCAACATCCCGCTTGTCGCAGCGGCGATCGCTGCCGGTGCCGTGCAGTACGCGAAGGTGCAGAGCACGCAGCCGAAGTTCCACGCTGGCGGGCTCATCGGCCAGCCGGATGAGCAGACCGCGATCGTGCGCCGCGGCGAAGCTGTGCTCAACCCGATGGGGCGCAGTCTCCTCGGCGACGACACCATCCGCGCAGCGAACGCCGGTATGGGCAGCGGGTCCGGCGGTCATGCTGTGCAGGTCGTGTACAAGCACAAGTCCTTTGACTACTTCGTGCGCGATCACCTGCGAACGAACGCGACCCTTCCGCGTGCGTTAAACGCTGGGCGTAGGCTCGGGCAGAGGGGAGGCTGATCATGGCTAACGCCGTTACCGTCAACGCTCTGCGAGGCATCCTCGTCCACGACGAGCGCATCAATGCGGCGTCCTTCAATGAGCCGCTCTCGACGCTCTCACAGGCTGGCCCGCGCCCAGGCGTACCGGTCCCCACGCGCGCGACCGACATGGTCCTCGAGGCGAGCGGCGACAGTTTCGAGGGCAGCACCATCACGGTGCAGACGGTGCGAGCCGGCGGCGTGTCGGCATCCCCTGACGGCGAGATCGAGCCGGGTGCCTTCGCGATGCGGACGAACGGGCTGAACTGGCTGGGCTGGAATGGTCCGCTCGTGTTCTCCGGGTGGAGCCCCCTGCACACATTCGCTTCGGGCGGTGCTGCGAACCAGTACGGCAACATGCACGCGGTGCACACCGACGATGGGACGATGCTCACGACGGCGCAGCGGTTCACGTCTGCCGGGTCGATCCGCAACCTCGTCGTGCTTCGCACAGTCGGCTCCACCACGACGACGGTTGTCGTGGACACACAGGCCGCGGCGCTCGTGGCGTACTGCCCCACGCTCGTCAAGCTCCCCGAGGGTCGTCTCCTTCTGCTCTCCACGAAGGCCGTGACCGGCGGGCAGTACACGATCCGCGCGTGGATCTCGACGGACGACGGCGCGACGTGGACGCGCAGTGCGGACAGCGTGATCCGCGACGAGCTCGACGGCGCCGTGGTGGTCCCGCGCCGACTGCGTGCGGCGTACAGCAACGGTCAGATCCTCATGTTGCTCGCCTTCCGCGACACGTCGGCGGCGGTGGCTGACTCGTTCCGGCACTACGCGAGCGCGGACCTCGGGGCATCCTTCGCCCTCGTGCAGAGCGTTGACAACACGACCGCAGCTAACGACTACACGGGCGGCGTTCACGACATCGTGGCCACGCCCTCCGGGACGTTCCTCGTCGTGTTCTGCGCCTCGTCGCGCAGTGCTCCATACGACTACGGCGCCAACTCCACGGTGCTGTACAAGGTGCTGCCTTCGGCGTGGGTCGCGTGGCAGACGGTCCTCTCGCAGACGATCACTGGCCTCGGCTCTCCGAGCGCAAACCTGACAGCGGGCGGGTCGCTCTCGACCAGCACTGAACTCTGTGCCACGCGCGACGAGGACGGCGCCGTCTACGTGTTCGCTCTCGACTTCGCGACGAGCCAGCAGACGCAGATCGTGCGGAGCACCTCGGATGTGTTCACCGACTGGGTCGAGGTGGGGCTTCCTTCGGCGACTGTCCCGAACGTCGCATGGAACTCGGGCGGCTTCGAGTGGATCAGCGGCACGATCTCGGCGTACAACGGCACGCTTCGCCTCGTGTCCTCGTGGGACTCCGCGACGTGGCCGGGTCAGATTGGGATCACCACGTTCGCCGGCTACTCCACGGCGTGCATGCCTTGGTATCCGGCGACCGAGGCGACCTCGGACAAGCTGCTCGGGTCGCGCCTTACGTGGCATCCGCACTGGCTCCCCGACTCCGCCGGATGGACGCTCGCGACGGCTGGCGTTCCTACGGTCACGCTCAACGCTGCCGGCTACCTCTCGATCGTTAGCCCTGCTGCGGCCGTCAACACGTACACGCAGGCAGGCCCTGCGCTCACGGCGAACCACACGGTGGCAGCGTTCGCCGAGTGGATCGCGACGACGGATCGCAGCGAGATCCGACTCGCATCGAGCAACGGCACGCAGACCTATGGCATCCGCGTGCGCTGCTCTGGCACGACGGTCGATGTCCTCGACAGCAACGGCGGGGCCTCGCTCGGGTCGGCTAGCATCACGGCCGGCTCGCGCATCCAGATCCGCGCCTTCCTCGAGAACAACGGAGCCACGGCAAACGCCGTCGTGTACCTCGGCACGGGAGCGGGCGGCTTCATCACGCTGCGGCCGTCGAACCGCATCGTGAACGTGAACACGGTCAGCAACGCGGGTGTGACTGCCGCAGGTACCTCGGTGACGTGGGGGCAGTTCTCGCTCGTCAACCCTGCCGAGTCTCGCTGGTACGGCGTGGGCTGGATGGCGGCGGCGGGTGTGAGCAGCGTGTACAACCTCACGCTCCCCACCGACCTCCCCGGTCGCCCATTCTCGGCGTACCCGCAAACGCTGGACTACGGCACGCTGGTCCGCGCCGTGGCTGGCCCGACGCTCGCTGGCGATGAGTGGACGATCACGCCGCGGTATGACTACGCAATCTCGAACGTCCTCGTCAGCGAGGCCCCGTCGCCGCGTCAGTCGTGGCGCTCGGTCGATGCGACCCAGCACCAGCTGACGTGGGTCATCGAGACGGGAGCCGGCGCAGTCACTCCGCTGCGTGGGCCTCTCGGGGCGCTCTATCTGGGCGGCGTCAACTTCAGGACGGCTACCCTTGAGGGTCGGAACGGAGCCGGCGCGTGGGTGAGCCTCGGCGTGATCGACATGGCGGCGCAGAGCCGGCCGCTCAAGTGGGTGCGTAACGGTACGATCATCGAGCCGGACACGAGCAGCGCCACGAGCGCCGGCTACTTCTGGCCGCACGGCATCCTCCGCGGGGCGCGCTTCGTGCCGGACACGACTGCCGTTGCCGGGCTCACGGCGAAGGTGATCTCGAACAGCAGCGAGGGCAACTGGACGAACCAGAGCGGGCGCCGGCTGCGCCTCGATGTGGCGAGCACCTCGGGCCTCGGGGCGAGCGGCACGAACGGCGCGATCGTCCACCGGAGCGGACTGCTCGTGTGGAACAACGACCCACGCTACAACGCGTACAGGCTCACGATCCCGGCGCAGCACACGGTCGAGGACTACTTCGAAATCGGAACGCTCGTCCTCGGGCACATCCTCGCTTTCGGACGCCGGTACAGCTGGGGGCGCACGGTGCAGACCTCGCCGAACACGACCCTCACGACGGGTCGAAGCGGCGCACGTCGAGCGCAGAACTTCGGCCCATCGCGCCGGTCTGTAGAGTTTGGGTGGACGGATGGCACCGACCTATCCGCAGTCCGACAGGCTGGACCTGCGGACTACGTCAACGCCGCGGCCTCGGGAGGTGGCGAGGCCGCGGCTACCTGGTTCGACGCGCCGCTCTCGATGGAGGGCCTCGTGCGCGAACTCTACGGGAGTCAGACGCCAGTCGTTTACCTCCCGTGGATCGAGCGTCAGGCGCTCGGCACGGTCTACACGGCGAGCCATCCCGACCTGATGATGTACGGCCGGATCGTTTCCGACGTGAGCATCGAGACGGTACAGGGCGAAGAGTGGATCGCCAGTGGCGAGGCTAACGGCGAGGTCGTGCGGACCTCGGTGATCCGACTCGAGGAGGAGGTATGAGCGATCGGTGGACCGAGGCTGAACTGCGCGGCGAGATCTACTGGGTGCTATCCATCCAGTGGGCCGGCGGTACGTTCTACCTGTCCACCGACTCGCTCTACATCACAGACGGCGCGGACACGATCACCACGACGCCCGACCTTGTGGATTACCCGGCGGTCGAGGAAGCCCTCGAGATCTGGAGCGTCGAGGCTCCGCGCCTCTCGGTGCCGCTCTCGTTCATCCTTCCGGTCGATGTGCCTGGACTGATCGCCGAGGGGCACGCCCTCGACGGCGCAGTGGGCGAGCTGTCGCAGTGGGCAGCGGGTACGGACTGGGACGAGCGCCGCGTCGTGGTGAGCGGGAAGCTGGTCGATCCCGAGTACGGCGCCGAGTGGGAGCCCGTTACGTGCTCGCTCGAGGAGATGGTCGCCGACGATCAGACGACGCTCCCCGTACAGCCGATCACGATCGCCTCGTGGCTCGCCGAGGCGGTGGCGGGGACGAGCGCAGCACAGGCAGGCGATACCGGCGTGATCGTGCCGATGGTGTGGGGCACCCCCGGCGCAACGACTGCGGCCGGTAGCCCGGCTCCGGTTATCGGGACGAGCGGCTCGCTGGTATACCTGGGCATCGCGTGCCACTACGTGGAGGCGTTCTCGGTGGACATCATCGATAGCGCCGGCACGACGGAGACGTTCCCGGTTTACTACACCGACGTGCGGTCCTACTTCGGCGTGACGCGCGGGATGCCGGTCGTCGCGTGGGTCGTGCTCAACACGGGCACCACGTCGCTCGTGCTGACCGACCCGCTCTTCGCCATCTGGAACAACGGTGCGGCGCTCGTGGACGAGAGCAGTCAGGCCATCCGCGGAGTGGGTGACCTGCTCGGGCACGTCCTTCGCACATCGGCGCTGCGTGTGGACTACGGCCGCGTTGATGCCGTGCGTCCCTTGTTGAACCAGTACCAGACGAGCGGCTACATCGATGAGGTCGTGGCGCTCGGGGAGTACATCACCGAGGTGCTCGGCGCCGTGTTCCCCTTCGCGATGGCTGGCGGGCAGGGCGGTGTCTACCCGTTCCTGTGGCCGGTCTACCCGAACGCCACGTCGGCTATCACGGTCCTATCGACCGACCTCGACCCGAACCTCGAGCGCGTCGGGCGCATCTCTTACGAAGGCTCTGACGAGGTCGCCACCGACATCGAGCTCCGGTACACCTGGAACCCGCAGACCGAGGGCTACATGGTCGCCCGCTCGGTGGGCGGCGAGGTGTCCGTCGCGGACCCCGACCGCATCACGATCGCGCAACTCATCGGGCCGAGGTCGCGCTACGGTCTGCGGCGCAGAGTGCTCGAGACGACGGTCGTGCATGACGCCGTGACAGCGAGTAAGGTGCTCCTCGCGCAGGCGGCACGCTACGGACAGCCGGCGCGCATGGTTCAGTACATCGCCCCGCGTCGGTACGGCTGGCTTCGGCGTGGTGATCTGATCGCGCTCACCGACATCGAGGTCGCGGCATCGTCGCAGCTCTGCCTTATCGAAGGCGTGCAGTGGACCGAGGACGGCGCGCTTACGCTCACGCTGCGATACATCGAGGCGGGGGCCTGATGGCACGCGTACCGCTCACACGGAATAGTACCGGACAGTTCGCCCGCGTGGCGCAGCTGGTCGCTGGGTCGAACGTGACGATCTCCGAGAGCCTTACCGGCGAGGTGCTCACGGTGACGGTTGCCGCGTCGGGTGGCGGCGGTGGCGGTGGGACGCCGGCCTCATCGGTCGTGTCGGAGCAGTCCTTCGGACAGAGCCCGGCCGTAGGAACCTCGACGGATTACGCACGCGGGGATCACACGCACGGCACGCCAGCCGTCCCCGCTCACTCTGCCCTGTCCTCGCTCGGATGGACCTCGAGCGGGCACACGGGCAGCAACACGAGCGTCGCAGCGTTCGATGGATCTGGCGCAGCGCAGGCAGTGCAGGCGACCGCAGATGAGACGATGCTCGTTCGTCGTGGTGGAACGCTCCAGTGGGTAGCCATCGTAGCGGCTCTTTCGTTGATGAACGATCCCGAGGTGGACGAGGACTTCATCCTCGACCAGATCACCACGTCTAGCGCCGAAGTGGCGCCGGGGGTCATCTCCTAATGGCACTCACTCCGCTCAACTGGAAGTATGTCGGTACGGCCACGCTCGCGTCCAGCACAGTGCCGAACATGCTCGACGCGATCTATACACTAGGGACGGCTACGACCTATGCGAACGGCACGACGCGCACGCCCGGCAGTAATAGCGCCTGGACATGGGCGCGTCAGCAGATCGCCGGCACGACCGAGGCCGCATACGGCAACCCACCGACGAACGCGCTCGGTATGCGGTACATCGTCGGAGGAACGACCTCGACTGCGCGTGCATACACGCTTCTGACGCCGGACACGACGACCTCCGTCAACCTGATCGTTGCCGGCATGAACCGAGGCAGCGGGGCCTATGGCAACTGGTACGACGCGCAGCCGTTCACGTCGGGCTTCTCGGGCTACTGGCGTGCATCGCGTCTGTTTTCTTCGATAGCCTACGACCGGGTGGCGATGTGGGAGTCTCAAGAGGGCTGCATTATCCAGATGTTCGTAGCTTCTTCCGCTGTATCTACGTCAACGCTTGCGATCGGCGCGCTCATTGACCCGCTTTCAACGGCAGCGGGAACGGCAGAGAGCGATGGGCGCATCTACTGCATGAGCGCGCAAGGAAGCACGACCAATATGTCCGCGACGTGGGCGAGCATCGGAGCCGCCGACGGCGGTTTCCTCGGGCACTACACCGTAAACATCAGCTCACACTTCGGCGCGTTCAATAACGGAGCCACCACGGTCACCGGTCTGATCCGCACGCTAGCGCCGATGATCTCGACCTCCTTCCCGACCGGGTGGGCCAACCGTGCAGGCGAGATCCCGCGGATCCCCGTACAGGTCAGTCAGTTCAACTCGACCTATTGGGGCCAGCTGCGCGAGATGTACTACACCACAGACGCGTCCAGCACGACAACGTGGCGCTATCTCGGCGTGGAGCAGGGATATATCGTGGCCTACCATCCATCCACCGGGGGCGATGCCCTGATGCTGAAGGTCTGACATGGACTGCACCGATTACATCCTCTCCGTCGTGTCGGCGAACCCGAGCGTCGTTACGATCGATCTTCAGGCGGGCGCCACTGTGGACGCCACGCGCCTCCCGGCTGGTGTGACGGTCGAGCCGTGGGCAGAGGACTGGAGCGAGGGCCTCGACGCGAACGGCACTCTGGTCGTGCGTTTCCGAGCGTAATGCGCTAGTATCGGGCCATCGGATGGGGGTCTGATGGGCGCAGAAACACCGACAGCGTGGACGCAGAAGCTCGTTCCCGTGCCTGTGTGGGCGCTCCTTGTGCTCGGTGCGGCGATGGCCGGCGGCGGTGGGATGCTAGGGATGTCCCAGGCCGAAGCCTCGGGGACCATCGACCCGGCACAGATGGAGCAGATGCTCTCCTCGCAGCGCCGCATCGAGGGTCGCCTCGACGCTATCGAGCGCCAGCTGGCGACTGTCGCCGCGATGGCCCACACGCACACCGGAGTGATCAATGCCCCTGTCCCCTGACGAGATCGTCAAGCTCCCCGCCGAGGTCGTCGTGCTCCTCGACGCGATCAAGGATGCCCGCGCGGTCGACGGCGACGGCGGCACGAAGATCACCCGTGCAGAGCGCCGCAAGCTGCTCGCGCTCGCTGGCAAGCTCGTGTACCTGCTCACCATCGACGCCCTCGACTAGGAGGCCACATGCCTGCTCTCGACCTCTCCGGTATCAAGCAGTATCCGTACGTCTCCAGCACGACGACGCCGGGCACCTCGAACCTGTGCCGGATCATTCTCCTCCCCCAGGGCGTCAGCCTCCAGATCACGCTCAACAACCGAGACAACGCCACAAAAGGGCTTGCCTTCAGCTTTGACCAGACCCTCACGGATGGCGGCGCCGCGCCGCCTACCTACTTCAGCGTAGCCGACTCCGTGGTAATGAAGTGCAGCCGCAACCGCATCAGTGGGTTCTCCGGCGTCACGCAGGTCGCAGTCTTCGCGCCGTCGCACACGTCCGTCAACTGCGAGATCCTCATCGAAGAGGACGGCATCTGATGGACCCGATCCACGTCGAGGAACCTGCTCCCGCGGTGACTGCTCCTGAGCAGACGCCCGAGAAAGACGCCATCGTGGCGAGCGTGACGGATGACGCCGCGCTCATCGCCCACGAGGCGCAGGCCGCGACCCCGTCGCCCGAGGAGATCGTCACGATCGCCCAGGGCGCGCAGGACGGCGGGATGATCGGCGTGGTCCTCGCCATCGTTGCGGTCCTCGGTGGCGGCGCCGGGTGGAAGTTCTACAGCCAGCACAGCAAGCAGAAGGCCGACCTCGCCGCGAAGCAAGCTGAACTCGCGCACGACCTCGCTATGGCAGAGATCAATGCGAAGATGCAGGTCCCTACCGTGAGCCCGCCGCCGTGCGTGGCAGCGCACACGTCCCTCGAGGCGCGTATCGCCGCGGTCGAGGCCAAAGCCTCTCGCATGACCTCGATCGACTTTCCCGACGACTTCGACGCCGAACTCTTGATCGCGCGCGTCGAGAAGCTCGAGAAGGCCGCGAAGAAGAAGCCCGCGCCCGCAGGGAGGAAGCCGTGAACCTGTCCCCGCACTTCACGTTCGATGAGCTCACACGCACCGGTCAGACGGCGCTCCAGGGCGTCAACCGTCAGGAGGCGCAGGCGTGTATGCCCGCGCTGACCGCGCTTGCGACCACGGTCCTCGAGCCCATCCGGGCGAAGTTCGGCGCCGTTCGGATCAACAGCGCGTTTCGTGGACCTGCGGTCAACACGGCGGTGGGCGGGAGCAAGACCTCGCAGCACATGAGCGGGCAGGCCGCGGACATTGTGGTGCCCGGCGTGGCCCTTGAAGTCGTCTTCGCGTGGATCGTGAAGGAGAGCGGGCTTCCGTTCGGACAGGCGATCCTCGAAGGCCCCGGCGGCAAGGTGTCGTGGATCCACATCAGTCTCGGCGAGCCTTGGCGTGCGAAGGACAAGTCGCGTCAGGCGCTCACCTGGGACGGCAAGACCTACGCGGCATGGAAGGGCTAGACGTTTCGTGTACGGTCGAGGTCGGCGAGGTGCTGTCCATCGCCGACCCTCGACTACACGACTGCGCGTGGCCCGAGGGCCTTACATTGACTGCCCACGTCATCGAGGTGGACCCTGTCGTGGTGCGCGTGCGTGTGACCACGCATCGGCTCTGCAACGAGGCCGAGGACGAGGCCGCGCAGGTCCGGCGCGTGTGGCGCCGTGCCGTCGCAAAGGCGCGTCAGGCGTGGGGACCAGAGTTCACGGTCGAGACAGTCCGCGGCGACTGCTCGGCTGACGTGCGCTCTGCTGACGTAGACGTGCTCGAGACACGATAGCGGACAGCACGCACACGGCGACCCGTGCGAGCAGCTGGACCATCGCACCCACGATGAGCACGATGGTCGCGACGGTTAGCCACGCGAGCATGCTTCGTGGTACGCCGCGCGCATCTGCCTGTTCTCCTCGCGTACCTGCTCAAGCGCCGCTAGGCCCTCGGCCAGCACCTCACCGGGCGTAACGCCCTGGTGCTCTGGGTTAGCGCAGCGCCATGCAAGGCGACGGAGAGCGGACTGCGCCCGGTCGATCGCCGGGCAGGTATGACCGGGGGGCTTCATGGCGCAGCCTCCAGAGCGGCGACGAGGGCCTCGGCTTCTACTGTATGCACTCCTGCAACTCGGTCATGCGGAGAGCGAAGCCACACGCGCGAGACGCTCCATCCCTTCCCGTTCGGAACGACCGCAAGGCGTGGTTCCTTGTGATGCTCACGGACGAGCGCAAGCAGGCATCCGAGTGTGGCTGGATCGGTGAGGTCGGGAATGTGCGTGAGGTCTGCCCACAGGTACTCGGGCACGCCTTCGTTATCGTATGGGTATTCAGACGCGGACACCATCTGCATGCCGTCGTCGTCTCGCATGGCGAGGACGCGACCATGTGGAACAACGATAAGGCCATGTGTGCTCGTAAAAATCATACATCCTATTGCCATCCCCGGCATCCACTTCCAGCCCTTGCAGGCGACGGCACGGCGAGCGAGTGCGACCTGCTCATCGGTCATCGCTCACTCCGCATCGCCACGTCGATCAGGCTCGCGACCTGGGCGCGGTCCATGTTCTCGGTCGGCTCCACTTTAGTGTATGCACTATTCACGTCCACGAGGCCCATCGCCACGGCGGCGCCCTCGGCCTGACGCTGCGCGTCCTCGAGCGACGAGGCCCGGCCGCGCTGGTCGGTGATGGGGTCGCGGGTCATGAGCTCCCACGAGTAATGACCGGCGGCGCTCTGGTTGACGATGAGGTGCGCCCCGTCACGCAGGGAATGCGTCCAGGCGATGTGCGTGGTCGGCTTGCTGATGGCGATCACGGTCCAGTCAAGGATGGGCATCGGAGGCTCCGGAGAGAAGGTGATGGATGCTGCGCGTCAGCAGCACGTCGTTCAAGCAGTACGCCGTGATGGCGTCCTTCTTGCCGGCGAGCCACATCGGGTGGACCTCGGAGCCGTGCCCGGTCTTGCCCTCTAGGCCGAGCAGCTCGGACAGGTCCGCGAGGCTCACGCGCTCACGCGATGGGAAGGCCATGTACATGGTGTCGGTGACCATCTTGCGATGCTCTGCGTTCACGTCGTGGAACCATGCCGCGAGGTTGTGCCGCAGCCGTGCAGCCGTGAGGTGAAGCCGAGGCAGGTCGAACCCGAGCACGTTGTGCCCGACGATGTGAGCCGACCATGCGTCATGCTCACGCAGCCACCACTCCAGCTCGGTGAGCATGCGGCGCTCGTTGTCGTCGTCGGTCCCACCGAGGAACGTCATGCCGCGCACCTCCCGGCCGTCATCGAGTGCGGCGCCGATGCACGCGATACGCGACACTCGCCAATCGAGGGCCGAGCGTCCCCACTCGCGGTCGAAGTTCTCCTCCACCCACGCGTTGATCGTATCGGGCTTCTTGTGGGTCGCCGGCACCCTCGAGCGCACGTAGGCGACCTGCCGGTCACGCGACCACGCCAGCGGCGGGAGCGTCTCGATGTCGATGTAGAGGTGCATCACTTCTCCTCGAGGTAGGGCGCGACGAACATGCCGATCGGCCCGAGCGTGAGCGAGAGCAGCGCCATGGGGACATCACCCGCCCACGCGAACAGGCCGAAGAACACGGCGGCGGCGAGGGGGGACAGAGCGTAGACGGTAGAGGACATGAGTGGATCTCCTTAAACGTAGATGGGTGGACTAGAACGGAATGTCGTCGTCGCCCGGCGGGGGCGCGCCGCGCATCTCGGCCTCGAGGTGACCGCCGGGGATCGGGGCCTGTGCCGGCGGTGCCTTGTAGCGCCAGATCACACCCGTGCAGGACTTGTCCTTGCACTTGAAGTCGGGCGCCTTGGGGTTCGTCTTCTTCTCACGGTTGTCCCACATCTGCCCACCGCACTCGGGGCAGTCGGTCGAGCGATGGTAGGACTCGACGGTCGCGCCCGGCGCCAGACGATCGGCCACGCGCTTCGCAGTCGCGTCGAGGCGAGCCTTCACGTCGGGCGGCGGCACGAGCGGCTCCTCGCGGGTGTACTCCGCACGCGCCGTCTGCGGACGAGGCGCCATGCTGGCGGTACGCACAGGCTGGCTCGCGACCTCTCCATCGTCGTCATCGCTGACCACGCCCACGACCGAGGCGAGCGTGTAGCGGCGCAGGTAGGTGAGGATGGAGCCCACAACCTGCGGGTTCTCCTGGGCGGGGCGCACCCCGATCGTGCTTCCGATGTACTGCCCGCTCGCGTGCATCAGCGTGGTCGTGAGCGTGACCTGTCCAGCCTCGTCGCGGCCGGGCAGCTGGGTGACGGAGAGGCCGTGCTTCGCGAGGGGACCGCGGCACGCGTCCATGATCGAGGCGAGGTCGGCGTAGCGCGACTTGAAGTGCGGGTTGGTGGCGTCCTTGCTGGCGGCGTTCATCTCGCCCTGTGCGGCGGCGAGGGCCTTCGCCAGCTCGCCGAGGTTCTCACTCTGGTACATCGTGTTCCTTCGTCGGGGGGTTGACGACCCGACACCCACATACTATGAATGGGTTCACGGAACGTCAACCCGTGGAGAGATAAAAATGGGATCGCTCGCAGACAGACGTAAAGCCGCCGGGCTCACGCAGGCGCAGCTCGCCGACCTCGTCGGCGTCGGGATCAGCGCCATCAAGGCATACGAGAACGGGCGCCGCCGGCCGGCCGCTCGCGTGATCATCGAACTCTACAAAGCCCTCGGCCTCACGTCGAAGGACATCGCCGAGCTCTACATGACCGAAGGAGGTGGACAGTGACCGCAGAGGAGATCATGGCCCTGCGCCTGATGATGGAGAAGCTGATCATGCACGCGGGCGACTGCGAGCGCCGGCTCGCCCTGGAGCGTAGCCGCAGCGACCACCTCGAGCGCCTCGCGATCCAGTGGGCGGCGCGTGCCGGTAAGGCCGAGGCCCGCCTCGACGCGGCCGACAAGGTGAAGCCATGATCGAGCGCAACTACACCATCCTCCTCGAGCCGCGAGGCAAGGGCCGTCCCGTGTTCACGCGCGCGACCGGGAGCGCCCGTACGCCGGAGACTACCCGTGCGTGGGAGCACGAGGCGGCGCACCAGCTGCGCCAGCAGCACGGTGACGTCCCGTGCGACGAGACGAGCCCGCTGTGGGAGGCCGAGATCCGCGCCTACCATCCGCGCCCGAAGGCCCGCCCGGCGTACATCGAGCGCGGCGTGTGGGCGCTGCCCGACTACAGTCTGCGGGCGACCTCGCGGCACGACCTGGACAACGTCGTGAAGATCACCCTCGACGCGATGCAGATCGCCCGCGTAGTGCAGAACGACCGGTGCATCGTCAGCATCGCGGCGTCCTCGTGGTTTGCCTGGGGGACCGAACAGCCGCGAGTCGAGGTCACCATGCGTCAGGTGTGGCCATGAGCAAGGACGTGGTCTACTACGGCCCTGCGTTCCTCGAGAGCCTTAAGCGAGAGGTCGAGAACGAGAACATCGCGCAGTCCTATGACATGGGGCGTGACCTCGAGCGCGCCGCGGTCCTCGCCCTGCTGGATCGCGAACTGGAGATCGCCGAGGTGCACGACCTGCTCGTCGGCACGGTGCGGCTGCGGCAGCTGCGAGACATCATCGAACGCGGCGAGCACCGCCGCGAGGAGGAGACGTGACCTTCAACCTTGACGAAATCATCGAGCGTGCGGTCTACATCTCACCAGGCGTGCATCGCATAGTGCCGACGGAAGACTTCGCCGCCATGGTCGAGCGCATCGAGGATCTAGAACTTCATCTCGCGTCAGCCATCAAGGAGCGGGACGAGTACCGGTCAAGGATCGACGCCATGTTCTGGTGCGAGGCGTGCGACCGACTTGAGATCGAACGCGCCACCCCAGAGAACGCCGGCCGCGAGGAGCGCGCCGCCGTGGTGGCGTTCCTTCGCGAGGGCGACACGGTGTGCATGCAGTGCGGCGACCGCGCCACGCTCGACCTCGCGTATCGCATCGAGTGCGGCGAGCATCGCAAGGAGAAGGCATGAACTGCACCCGATGCGGCAAGCCGTCGAGGGTCGTGGACACCCGCCAGCCCGACGCCACGGGCGGCGTCTACAACGGGCGCATCCGCAAGGCCGGTGAGGTGGCCAGCTGGTACACGTCGGACATCGTGGTTCGTCGTCGCGTGTGCGCGGAGAAGCACGAATGGTTCACGGTCGAACTCACGACCGCGGACGTGACCTCGATGGTCGAGGAGGGCAAGCCATGACCAGCGAGATCGAGCCGGGCCTCGTGCTGCTCTGGATCATGGAGCGCATGGACGGTGTACCCATCGAGTACATCGCGAACCGTGAGCGTATGCACGTCCGACGCGTGCGGCGCACGCTCATGGAGTGGGGATGCCCGAAGCCACGCTATCGGATGCGCGACGAGTACCACGAGGCCCTCGCGCTGTGGAACACCGGGACGTTTACATGGAAGGAGATCGTGGAGGAGACGCGCTCCACCATGGACCACAAGACCTTGCAGTGCGCCGTGACTACCTGGGCGAGCAAGGAGGGCCTCGAGTACCGTGTCGGACGCCAGCGAGGCGCACGCCCGATGCGGCAGCGCAAGGAGAAGGCGGCGTGATGCAGCTCTCTCTATTCTCGCAGCATCAGGCGATGGTCGATGGAGTGAAGCCACCGAGGCCACCGAGGCCACCGAGCTGGATGGATGAGATCCAGCCGTACGAGCATGACCTAAAGGCACGGATGCGCCACGTCCTCGCGTTCTGGACGCCGAAGAGCGAAGAGGAGTGGCTCGCCTGGGCGCCGCACCTCATCGGACCTCTACCAGAACGGTGGGAACGATACCGGGCGAGCTTCGCGGATGGTTGACGCGCTCTGACGGATGCTGTTAGCGTAGAACTGTCCTGCACCGGGACGCGGGCGGCCACCCGCACGCGGGGGCATCATGCCCCCGCGTCCTCCCCCGGTCGGACAGGTGCAGACATGACGGTAAGCATTATGGGCCAGAAGGCCCAGGTCTACGCGCGCAAGAAGGGATGGAAGGTCTTTCCGCTTCGCGAGCGCGAGAAGATGCCCGCGACGGCAAACGGATTCAAGGACGCCACGAGCGACCTTGAGGAGATCGCGCGCCTGTGGGGCGACCGCGAGTACAACATCGGGCTTGCAACGGGCGAAGGATCCGGCGTGTGGGTGTTCGACGTGGACGGAGACGCGCCGAAGGGCGGCGGTCTGACCGGACCCGAAGCCCTCGCGCTACTCGAGGAGCGCCACGGCGCACTGCCGCCTACGCTCATGGTCAAGACCGGGAACGGAGCGCACTACTACTACCGCATGCCGGTCGGGCGTGACCTTCGCAACCGCGCACGCATCACGATCGACGGTCAGCGTACCGGCCTCGATGTGCGAGCCGATGGCGGCTATGTCGTGCTGCCTCCCAGCGTGCATCCGAATGGTCAGGCGTATGCCTTCGTCAAGGGCTGCAACGAGGTGAGCGATGCACCAGACTGGCTGCTCGACGCGCTCTACCCGCGCAAACCGGAGCCGGCGCCGAAGCCCAATACGACGCCCTCGGCGACGGACGAGGACATAGCGACTGGTGCCGAGGTGCTTCAGATCGCCGCGCAGCGAATCCTTACCTGCACCGGCAGTCGGCACGATGCGATCTATCGGGAGAGCGCCGTTATCGGTGAACTCGTCGCGGGTGGGTGCATCGACCGAGGAGCGGCGACCGCTGCTCTGGTCGCAGCTGGGATCGAGGCAGGGAAGCCAGAGGTCGAGGTGCGCCGCACGGTACGCGATGGCCTCGACCGTGGCGCACAGCATCCGCGACGCTTCTCGGATGCGCCGTCTGCGATCCCGGCGACGCTCTACCGACCGAGCGACGTAGGCAACGCCGCGCGCCTCGTCGACCGCTTCGGTGGCGATGTCCGCTGGTGCGACACCGCCCAGGGAGAGGGCTGGCTCGTGTGGGACGGCAAGCGATGGTCACCGGACAGCATGCGCCGTGTCGATGCCATGTCCCGCGAGGTTGCGGTCGATGTGGTGACCTACGCCGCGGAACTTCAGGAGCGCGCTCGAGCAGCATCGGCCGCAGCCGGACAGACGACGACCCCGGCACAGCAGCGCGCCCTGGCGCAACTCCGCAGCGAAGCGAAGTCATGGATGCTGTGGGCGCGACAGAGCGAGATGGTGTCCCACCTGTCAGCCGTGGCGAAGGTGGCGCGTACCGACGTGGCTATCGCCCACGAGGCCCTCGATGCGGACCCGTGGCTGCTCAACACGCAGAACGGGATCGTTGACCTTCGCAACGACGCGCAGCGCCCGCACGAGCGCGAGGCGCGCATGACGAAGATCGCTGGGACGGAGATGGGCAACCGGTACGGATGTCCGACGTGGGTGGCGTTCCTGACGCGCATCATGGGCGGCGATACCGAGATGGTGTCCTTCATCCAGCGGGTCGTGGGCTACTGCCTCACGGGCAGCACCCGTGAGCAGTGCCTGTTCATCCTTTACGGGAACGGGAGCAACGGGAAGAGTACCTTCCTCGACACGCTGCGCGCCGTCATGGGTGACTACGCCATGCACGCACGCGCGGAGACGTTCGTTCGGAACAGCAAAGGCGGCATCCCGAACGACATCGCTGCACTGCGTGGGGCGCGCCTTGTGACCGCTTCCGAGCCGGATCAGGGAGAGCAGTTGGACGAGGGCCTCGTGAAGGAGATGACCGGCGATGCCGCCATGACGGCGCGCTTCATGCGCTCGGAGTTCTTCACGTTCACTCCGAACTTCAAGGTTCTTCTCGCGACGAACCATCGCCCGATCATCCGGGGAACGGACAACGGTATCTGGCGCCGCATCCGGCTCGTGCCGTTCACGGAGACCATCGCCGACCACGAGAAGGACCGCGACCTCGGGGCGAAGCTCGCAGCCGAAGCACCGGGCATCCTCGCCTGGGGCGTGCAGGGATGCATGGAGTGGCAGCGCATCGGACTCGCGCCGCCCGCGGCCGTCCTCGACGCCACGCAGAAGTATCGCGACGACATGGACCTCCTCTCGGAGTTCCTCGGCGAGAAGTGCTACTTCACGGGTTCGGTGGGGAACACGGCGCTCTACCAAGCGTTCAGCGCGTGGTCGGTGGCGAACGGCGAGCGCCCTCGATCCCACAAGTGGCTCACGCGGAACCTCGAGGACCGAGGGTACACGAAGGATCCGAGCCGCACGAACGGACGTGGCTGGATCGGTCTGTCGCTGCGAGACGAGGTCTCTGCGCCATCGAGGGGCGACTCCCGCGGCTACTGGTCCTAGTAGGACACTTCGTAGGACACATCGCTACCTTCTACGATGTAGTCCACGACGACATTAGGACACATGGGACACTTTCTTTCGACATCATTCCCGCATATGAGAATGGTATACAAAGCGTAAACCCCACGTATACGCAGAGATCATACTCGGATCTCCTGTCCTATGTGTCCTAATGTGCGCCGGCACGCGATCCTAGAAGGCGGCAATGTGTCCCATCAACTGTCCTAGAGTGGAGGCAAGTCATGCGAATGAAAGAGAGCGTCAAGATCCATCAGGTCATCCCGGCCGCGCCGGGTACGAGGGCGGTCCTTGAGGTGCTGAATGCTGACGCCACCAAGGGGCGCATGATCGAACCGATCATCCTCTTTGCCCTGGTCGAGGATCTCGAGGAAGGCGGCAACCGGTTCGTGATCCCGATGGACGAGATGGGCGGATGGTTCGAGGCCGACGTGAACACCAACTACGTCAAGGCGATCCTCGCACCGGGTCAAGAGCCAGAGCCGTGGATGATGGACACGAACACCTAGGGTGCGCGTTCCGCGACCCCACGTTAAGGGATCGATGCGTGGATCTTCACGCGAACGTAGGGATCGGCGTCCCGGCAATGGTGCCGGGCGCCACTCCCGGCGACAGGAACGGGGCTAAACGCGCACAAAAGGCGTGTATACTGACCGACACCCCCCCCGACCCCGTTAGGCT